GCGAGATCATCGTCAAGACTGAGAAAGAGTACATTCCAGCTACTAAGCCAATCCCCGGTATTGCTGGTCAAGCTGCTATTGGCGTTCAAGAGAAAGACCGTGTATCGGTTAAGTTGAAGCCTGTCAATCCTAAGAACTTCCTGATTGACCCTAACGCTGAGTCCATCGAAGATGCCCTCGGTGTAGCCATTGAGAAGTACGTGTCTATCCACAAGGTCGTGGAAGGTATCGAGAAGGGTGTTTACAAGAAGGTAGACATCGGTACAGCTTACGAAGATGACTCTTTAGAGCCTACCCAAGAACTCCAGAACTTCCAAGACAATAAGATCAAGCTGATGACTTACTACGGCTTGGTTCCTAAGGAATACTTGGACGGTACTGACAACACTGAGTACGCTGAGCTGTTCCCTGAAGGCTCAGAAGCTGAAGACTACGCTAACCTTGTTGAGGCCATCATCGTCATCGCTAACGACTCCTTGCTCCTGAAGGCTGAGGAAAGTCCTTATATGATGAAGGATCGTCCTGTAATGGCTTATCAAGACGATACTGTCCCCGGTCGCTTCCACGGTCGTGGCACGGTTGAGAAGGCCTATAACATGCAAAAGGCCATTGATGGTCAGTTGCGTATGGACATCGACTCTCGTGCCCTCACAGCAGCCCCCATGATCGCTATGGATGCTACTCGTCTCCCACGAGGTGCTAAGTTCGAGATCAAACCCGGTAAGGCTATCCTCACCAATGGCGCTCCTAGCGAGATCTTGTATCCGTTCAAGTTCGGTAACACAGACATGAGTTCAGCTCAAGCTGCTCAGAACTACGAGCGTATGCTCTTACAAGCTACAGGAACTATCGACTCAGCTGGTCAGCCCTCTCAGGCTCCTCGTGACGCTGGCTCCAATGGCATGTCTATGGTCTTGGCAGGTATCATCAAGAAGTACAAGCGTACCTTGTCTAACTTCCAAGAAGACTTCCTGATTCCATTCATCAAGAAGGCAGCATTCCGTTACATGCAGTTCGATCCTGAGCGTTATCCCTCAGTTGACATGAACTTCGTGCCTACGGCTACCTTGGGCATCATGGCTCGTGAGTACGAACAACAACAGTTTATTGGTTTGCTCCAGACTCTCGGCCCACAGACCCCTGTCTTGCCACTGATCCTCAAAGGAATCATCGGTAATAGCTCCTTATCTAATAAAAACCAGCTTATCGCTGAATTGGACAAGATGTCTCAGCCTAATCCTCAGGCAGCACAGGCTCAACAGATGCAATTGCAGATGCAGATGGCTTCAGCGCAGGCTCAGTTGCAAGTTTTGCAGACTAAAGCAGCTGAACAACAAGCTAACGCACAGAAAACTCAGGTTGAAACGATGATGATGCCTGAAGAACAGCGTGTTAAGGCTATTCAAGCAGCTTCTACGAACCTCGACAATGGTGATGATTTCGAGAAACGCTTGAAACTAGCCGATACGATGCTCAAAGAGAAGCAAATTAACCTCAAAGCAGCTGATATTGCTTCCAATGAGCGTATCGCAGCAATGCAAATGCAAAATAAACAGTACAAAATGTAAAAAAGTACTTGACAAAGTAGTAATTTTAGTGTAAAGTCCACTCTTATTACTACTTATAGGTTCTCCGTAATGGACAAAGAACTACTACAACACTACGAGAATATGTTTTCCATGATGGCTACGCCCGGATGGAAGGCTTTAATGGAAGATGTTAGCAAGATTAAAGACAATTTTAGTGACATCACTTCGGTAACTGACGCACAACAATTATTTTTCCGTCAAGGCCAAGTGGATAACCTGAATTGGCTTTTAGGGCTGAAAGGCCTGTATGAGAAAGCATACGAAGATTTAACTTCTGAGGAGCAATAAATATGGCTCGCAGAATGTATGAATTTAGATGTGAGCAATCTCATATTTCTGACAAGTACGTGGATGAAAGTACTCAGACTGTCACTTGTGACACCTGTGGATGGGAAGCCAAACGTATCTTGTCAATGCCCATGATGAAGCTGGAGGGGTGTACGGGCGATTACCCTACTGCGGCTGACGCATGGGTTCGAAAGAGAGCTGAAAAGCTTAAAGTCGAGCAAAAGCAGAACTCATAAGCCAGTTATTAGGCCGAGTTCACATTATTAAGTTAATCCTAGAACCGTTTAACGGCAGGAATAGAGGTAAGTATGGCATTAGTTGATAATTTTGAAGAGACTCCAAGTGAGTTGGACATTGAGGAATCTAACCAACAGCAACAGAATGAGGTAACTCAAGAAGCTGCTGAACCTAAAGACGATACTCCGAAAGTACCCTCTAAATATCAGGGGAAAACACTAGAAGAGATCGTGCAGATGCACCAAGAGGCTGAAAAGCTTATCGGTCGTCAAGCACAAGAAGTAGGTGAGGTTCGTAAACTTGCTGACCAACTTATTCAGAATAACCTCGCACATCAGAATACACAACTTCCTCAACAAAATAAACAAACAGAAGAAGTTGACTTCTTTGAAGACCCTCAAAAGGCAATTCAACGAGCAGTAGAGAGTCATCCTGACGTACAAGCTGCAAAGCAGACGGCAGCACAGTTTAAGGCAATGCAGACACAGCAACAATTAGCTGCTAAGCATCCTGACTTTGCTGAAGTAGTACGTGATGGTGAGTTTCAGGAGTGGGTTAAAGCCTCTCCAATTCGTCTGAACATGTTTGCTCTCGCAGACAGTGCTTACGATTTTAACTCTGCCGATGAACTCCTGAGTACCTTTAAACAAATCAAAGGTGCTAAGGCTCAACAGACACAAGATGCTGGTAAACAGGTTCTCAATAAGAACTTGAAAGCTGCATCAGTGGACGTTGGAGGCACTGGAGAGAGTAGTCAGAAAGTCTATCGCCGTGCGGACATCATGAATCTTATGATGACCAATCCTGATCGCTATGAGGCGTTGCAACCTGAGATTATGGCTGCTTATGCTTCAGGGCGTGTCCGTTAATATTTATTAATCAATCAATTTTCTCTAGGAGATTTAATCATGGCTTTGGGTACTAATCACGTAACCACTACAACCGCAGACAAGTTTATTCCTGATGTATGGAGCGACGAAATTGTTGCCACGTACAAAAAGAATCTGGTAGCTGCAAACCTCATCAAGAAGATGAGCTTCCGTGGCAAGAAGGGCGACACAGTGCACATTCCAGTGCCTACTCGTGGCTCTGCTTCTGCTAAGACTGCTTCTAACCAAGTTACTCTGATCGCTGCTACAGAATCAGAAGTGACTATCTCGATCAACAAGCACTACGAATATAGCCGATTGATCGAAGACATTGTTGAAGCACAAGCACTGTCTAGCCTGCGTCAGTTCTACACTCAAGATGCTGGCTACGCTTTGGCTAAGCAAGTTGACTCTTCGATCATCCAATTGGGTCGTGGCGTTAACGGTGCTACCATCGGTACTAACGACTACGCTACTTCAGCTTCTACAACTAAGGCTTTCATCGGTTCTGACGGTACTACTGCTTATAACAGCTCTACCTCTAACGCTGCTGCCTTGACTGATGCTGCTATTCGTCGCACTATGCAACGCTTGGACGACCAAGACGTTCCTATGGATGGTCGTTACTTCATCATCCCTCCATCGAGCCGCAACACTTTGATGGGTTTGAGCCGTTACACTGAACAAGCCTTCGTTGGTGAGTCTGGTTCTGGCAACACAATCCGTAACGGTGAAGTTGGTAACTTGTACGGCACTTCTGTGTTCGTGACTTCTAACGCTGACTACGGTGCTGGTAACTCTGGCGCTGACCGTATCTGCTTGTTGGGCCACAAAGACGCATTCGTGTTGGTCGAGCAACAAGGCGTTCGCGCACAGACTCAGTACAAACAAGAATACCTCGGTACTCTGTTCACTGCTGACACTCTGTACGGCGTTGGCGAGTTGCGTGACTACGGTGCTGTTGCATTGGCAGTTCCTGCGTAACGTAGTGAGTTACTAGCGTAATAGCTAGACTGAAGGGATTACTCAAAAGGTGATCCCTTTGGCCTAGGTAGTGAGGTATACATATATGGCAGTCACATTTAAATGTCTTACAAGCGGTCAAACTGTTACGTTTGTCCATCAAGTCGATATTGATTCTATGAAAGGACACTCTGGCTATGAAGAAGTCAAAGAGCAAGGGCAAGAAACCCCCAAAGAAGTGCTAACTCCTAAGAAGACAGCAAAGAAGGTTACTACTGAGACTGAGGCAGAGTAAGCATGACAACTGTAGCTGATCTCTATACTCAGGTACTAGGCCGTGCTCCTGACGCATCTGGACTTGCGTATTGGGAGAGCATGTTTGGCCCTACAGTAGACCCTACTGAAGCAGCTACATTTAAGTCTGTTGCAGCTGTTACTGAACCCACTGGATCTGTTGCTCCTACTGCTACTCCAGCTGCTGATGCTAACTTTGTAGATCCCGGTCTCTGGCGTAATGTAGACACAGTTGGTAATCCTGCTACTCCTATTTCAGCGGGAATGCCCACTACTGTTACAGACTTCTACAAGACATTCTACGGTAATGTAGATCCTCAAGGTGCAGCATACTGGCAGGCTAAGTTTGGTGGGAACAAGATTGACCCTCAACAAGCCTCTATTATGATTAATGAGGTCAGCAAGAATAATCCTAATATCAATACAGGGATGACTGTTGAGAATGCGTTTAAGACGTATCTCGGTGGAAATACAGACCAAGCAGGTATTAACTTCTGGAAACAGCAGTTCGGTAACGGCCCTATCAATGTAGGTCAACTTGCTCAATTGACGAATACTCAGTCAGGTATCAATACTGATTCTGGTGGTGGAGGTTTATTCGGTACAGGTATTGGCCCTAATCTAAGCGTATCGGATGCTGCTAAACTGGCTGCTTTGTATTATGGAGGTACTGCTTTAGCTGGTACTCTCGGAGCTGGTGCAGCAGGTGCTGGCGCTGCCGCTGATGCCTCCTTCATTGCCGCTGACGCTTCTCAGTTAGCTGCTCAAGGTCTCTCACAAGCCGCTATTGAGCAGAACTTAGTTGCATCAGGTGTGGATTCTTTCTTGGCTGCTGATGCTGCTCAATTGGCTCTCCAAGGTATCGGCCCTGACCAGATGACAGGATTGTTAACTCAGTCAGCCGGTGGAACAAGTATGTTTGCCCCTACCGCCGCTGGAGCAGCTTCTGTTGGAGGTTTGACTACCGGGACTCCAGCAGCTACGACAACAGGGGCTGGAACAGGTCTCACAAGCGGTCTTACAGGTTCTCAAGTAGCTAACTTAGCTAAAGCAGGACTCACAGCAGCGGGTCTATTAGGTGGAACTAAAGCCATCTCAGGTCTAACAGGAGGCGGTACAGGAACTTTGACAGGACTTCCTACTCAAGATCGTTCAGGTGTTTCTTCAGGATCAGCTCAATACAGTCCCGAATACTACGCAGCAATCCAAGCTAAATACAACCAGATGATGCCTCAGCAGCAGCCTCGTGATGTTACAACTGAGCTAAAGAACTGGTACGAAACTAAATATGCACCGTCAGTAACAACGACACCAAAGGTAGCTTAAATATATGGCATCTACAATCGTAATTAAGAATAGCTCTACAGCTACAGCAATCCCTGCTACGGGTGATCTCGTACAAGGTGAATTAGCTGTTAACGTAACAGACAAGAAAGTCTACACTAAGAATGCTTCAGGTACTATCACTAAGATCGTTGGTAGCCTAGGCAATCAAGAATCCTCAGCTGTGACTATCACTGGTGGTTCTATCACTGGTATGTCTAATCCTAGTGGTTCGTCTGACGTGGCTAATAAGAGCTATGTAGATGGTTTGATTACTACTAACGCAGGATATGCTACAGCTGCTGCCTCTAGCGCAACTAACGCAGCTACTTCAGCCACTAACGCCTCAAACAGTGCATCTAGTGCGTCTACGTACGCTTCTAATGCTTCCACAAGTGCCACCAATGCTGCCACATCAGCTACCAATGCCGCTACTGCTCAAACAGCTGCTGAAGCTGCACGTGATGCTACTTTGGCTGCTTATGACCAGTTCGATGATCGTTACTTAGGTTCTAAGACATCAGACCCTACCGTGGATAACGATGGCAATGCTCTCTTGGCTGGTTCACTGTACTACAACAGCGTATCTCAGATCATGAAGTTGTACACAGGTAGCTCATGGGTAGCTGCTTATGTCTCAGGTGCTGGTTACTTGGCAGCAGCTAATAACCTCTCTGATGTCGCTAGTACTTCTACATCACGTACTAACTTAGGTCTTGGTAACGTAGATAATACATCCGATGCTACTAAGAATGCAGCTGCTGTCACTTTAACTAATAAGACAATTGCAGCTGGTACATTCACTGACGGTTATACAGAAGAGACAGCAACAGCTAACACTTCAACAGCTTACACGATTGACTTAGCTAATGGTTCATTACAGATCCTGACTCTTACAGGCAACTGTACTTTCACATTCCCTACAGCTACAGCAGGTAAAGGCTTCACGTTGCTCTTGAAGCAAGACGGTACAGGTTCTCGTACTATTACATGGCCTTCATCGGTTAAGTGGCCTGCTAGTACAGCTCCTACGATTACATCTACAGCGTCTAAGGGTGATAAGTTCGTCTTTGTAGGTGATGGTACATACTGGTGGGGCTCTAATGCTGGTCAGAACTATCTGTAAGGACTAATAAATAATGTTTAGTTCTCAGAACTCTCAGGTTAGCAATGCCGCCACCTACATCGAGGATGTGTTCTCGACGTATCTTTACACGGGTAACGGAACATCGCAGACGATCACGAATAACATTGATTTATCTACTAAAGGTGGTTTAGTTTGGCTTAAATCGAGAGTAAACGCGTATAACCATGTTTTAACAGATACAGCACGTGGCGTTAATAGTCAATTATATTCAAATACATCAGATTTAGCAGGTTCTGCTACTGACCAATTAACAGCATTTAATACTACGGGATTTTCGGTTGGTGCTGGAGCAAGAACAAATAATTCTGGTTCTGCAATAGTTTCATGGACATTTCGCAAGCAGCCTAAGTTCTTTGATGTTGTTACTTATACGGGTGACGGTTCTACATCAAGGGCTATCTCTCATTCTCTTGGTTCTGTTCCAGGTTGCATGATTATTAAAAGGACATCTTCGGATGGCTGGAATTGGAACGTATATCACCGTTCGCTAAATGCGTCACCTGAGACAAAGAAATTGTATCTTGAAGGAACAGACGCTGCTTATGATGCTTACAATGCATGGGGAAATACTCAGCCAACAAGCACTTCATTTTATGTTGGAGACAACGCAAATAATGCCAATGGTGAAACCTACGTAGCCTACCTCTTCGCCCACAACGCAGGAGGCTTTGGCTTAACTGGCACAGACAATGTGATTAGCTGTGGTGGTTTTACTTGTGACGGTTCTGGTAATGCAACAGTCAACCTTGGCTATGAACCTCAATGGATTCTCACCAAACGCACTAGCTCTGCAACTGATTGGCAAATGTATGACACTATGCGCGGGTGGACATCAAATACCGAAGCAGTAGGCACAAACCAACTTGCGCTACGCCCTAACTTATCGTCTGCTGAAAGCAGTGGCTATCCTTATTCAGTAAATTCAACTGGTTTTGGATTAACTGGCGTAGGTGCAGGAAACACATTCATCTACATAGCCATTCGCCGTGGCCCGATGAAAGTGCCTACTGATGGGACTACGGTGTTTAGCCCTAATGTATTTGCAGCAGCCGCTGGAACTCAGATAAATACAGGGTTTCCTGTTGATATGCAATTTCTTTTTCCTAGAGATGGTGGTTTTTCAACAAAAGCTATTGATAGGTTGCGTGGAGTAAATTCAACTACTGGAACAGTATCAACACCTTGGTTGGCGACTGCAAACACAGCCGCAGAAACAAACGGGGCAAACACATTAAGTTGGAATAACACAGGTTTTCAAATGCCTACTGATTGGCAATATAACCTAATGTCGTTTAACAACTTCAGACGCGCCCCTTCATTCTTTGATGAGGTTTGCTATACAGGTGCTGGAGCTTCGCCTGTAACTGTCAATCACAACTTAGGAGTTGTTCCGGAGTTCATCATTGTCAAACAACGCGATGGCGCAGCCGCATGGTACTCAA